ACTTTGCCAGCATGTCCGCCGCGGTCGCCCCACTCGACATCGACTACGTGCTCGCCGATGAGATCGTGCGCGGCCGCAAGGACGGCTCGCTGATCCGCGACAAGGCGCGGATGCTCTACGAGTACTTCGCCCTCACGAAGATGGCGGACATCCTCCAGGACCCGCAGCAGCCGGTGTCGGTGTTCATGCAGATCGCCGACCACCTGGCGAAGACCGGCGACATCAACCCCAAGGCCAACGTCCAAGGCATGGCGGGCGGCGGCACGGGCTTCAGCATCCAGATCAACATGCCCAACGGCCAGGTGGCTGTCGGCATGCCGAACATCACCCCCACAGCCCCAGAACCTAAAACCCTAACACTCTCAAACCTCGGCACGGCCGAGGTCGACGAACTCCCCCCCAAGCCGCCCGGCTTCATCATGCCGGACTTCCTGCTCAGCGCCGATCTGATCGGCCCGCCCCTCAAGGAGGCTGCATGACAACCCGAGTGACGATCACCGCGGATGCAGCGCACTCCGCCACCCTGAAAATCCTGGCGGACGGCGAGAGCTGCGACACGCACGTCTTCGACGGCCGGACGATCACGATCAAGGAAGTCGACTGATGGCCATCGCGTCCCTGGTGACCGTCGAGTCCCTAACACTCCGGCGTCAGCACCTGGCGGACACCCTGCAGGGTCTGCGCGACCGGGTCCACGAGCTTAACGAGGAGGGCCGCCCGATCCGGCTCCAGATCGAGGCCGTCGACTACCAGCTGCAGATGATGGCTGAAGTCCAAGCCATCATGGCTGACGCTAGCAACGACACGCCCCCGAGCGCCGCCTGATGCCCCCGCTAGTCTGTGCAGGCATCGGCCTGATCATGCTCGCCCGGGCTCTCGTCTGGCAGGCGCCGTGGCCCCGTGGGTGAAGTCGTCAACCTCACCAAGGAGCAGCCTCACGTCGCCGCCAAGGCGGTATGCCTGGCGTGTCGGCATGAGTTCTTGGCAGTCGCCGCCACCGGCACCCAGTACCTAACCTGCCCGAACTGCGACCTGGAGCGCGCGACCTGGAAGTTCCCGCTCAGCCCGCCAGGCCGGGAGATGTGGTTCTGCGGCTGTGGCGGCGAGCTGTTCACGCTGACACGCGCGCAGCCACACTGCGCGACCTGCGGCAAGGCCTCGGGCTGGCCCAATGGCTAACATCATCTATTCCCCCCCGCCGTCACTGGCCGGGTTCCTGGTCGACGAGAGCTTCGTCAGCCTGGCGGTCGGACCACTAGGGTCCACAAAGACCACTGCGGCGATTATGAAGATCGCTTATCACGCGAAGCAGATGGCCGCGTGCACGGACGGCATCCGCCGATCGCGGGTGGTGTGGGTGCGGAACACGCGCGAGCAGCTGCGTGACACCTCGATCCCCGACTTCCTAAAATGGTTCCCGGACGGCATCGCCGGCTCCTACGCCAAGACCGACTACAACTTCCTGCTCAAGTTCGACGATGTCGAGTGCCAGGTCATGTGGCGTGGGCTCGACGACGCCAACGACGTCAAGCGCCTGCTGTCGCTGCAGCTGTCGTTTGGGGTGCTCGACGAGTTCCGCGAGATCAACCCGCAGATTTTCGACGCGCTGCAGGGCCGCCTCGGCCGGTATCCCGATAAGATGCTAGTGCCACCGCGCCCTGAGTGGGGCGTGAACCACAAGGGCGAGCCCATCGGGGGATGCGTCACCGACGACGGCCGGCCCAACCACCGGCTCTGGGGCGCGTCTAACCCGCCCGACATGGATACCTTCTGGGAGGAGTACCTCTCCAACCCGCCCGACAACTGCACGCCGTACTTCCAGCCTGGCGGGCTCAGCCCTGACGCCGACTGGACCCAGTGGCTGGTGTCCGACTACTACGAGACCCTGGCGCAGGGTAAGACCGAGGCCTGGATCGACATCTACATCAACGCCAAGTTCGGCAAGTCGCTGGCCGGGCGGCCGGTGTTCCCGTCGTTCGACGCGGCATATCACGTCGCGAAGGGGCCACTGAAAGCGATCCAGTCCGTCGAACGGCCGCTGATCATCGGGTTCGATTTCGGCCTCAACCCGTCCGTCACGATTAACCAGCTCGACATGCAAGGGCGCCTGCTGACTCTGGATGCCCTAACATCATCAGGCATGGGCGTGACCAGGTTCGTCCAGACGATACTGAAGCCGCTCCTGGCCACCAAGTACCCCATGCTACCTCTCATCGTGGTAGGCGACCCCGCGGGCACCCAGCGGGCTCAGACGGACGAGCGGTCATGCTTCGACATCCTGCGCGCCGAGGGCTTCAAGGTCATCTCGGCCAGGACCAACAGCATCGTGGCGCGGATCGCCGCGGTCGATGTGTTCCTCGGCCGTCAGATCGATGGCGGCCCCGGATGGCTGATCGATCCGGGGTGTAAGGTTCTGATCCACGCTATGCGCGGCGGTTACCGCTACAAGACCAAGCGGAGCGGGGAGGTGGAGCTGCAGCCCGAGAAGAACGACGCCTCGCACATCTCCGACGCCCAGCAGTACGCCTGCCTGCACGCCAACGGAGGCGTTCACGGATCGCTGCTGGAGCAGCCGCGGCGGGCGATGGTCAAGGCGCCATCGTTGGGATGGACGTAGCCATGGAGGGCGTTGACAGCTCACTGCGTGATCGCCCGCGGCTATACATCAAGCACCTGGAGCAGACGATCAGGGGCTTGCGCGCTCAGCTGTCGGCATCGAGACAATCGAGGCCCGCCCTGACTGCTACCTCGGCTGGACGCCGCAGGAGATCGCGCTGTACGAGATACTCGTGGCAGCCTACCCGCTAGCGGTAGACATGTATGTGATCGAGGAGCGGCTGCCGGGTAACGACCACGCGGCTGACCGCGACGTGCATATCGTCAGGACGATCGTACACGGCCTGCGGAGGCGCATCGGCAAGGACGCGGTGCTGAGCGTCAGAGGCGTCGGCTACCAGCTGGCGCGGAAGCTCTGAGCCCATTGCATGGGCTAGGTGACTGCGTTAGGATGTTCGCTACATCTGTTAGCAAGTGACATCCATGGCTCAAGCGATCAACCTAGCGGGTGGACTGCACGCCGCGCCGTTGCAGGTCGTGCTCGACGCGGAGAAGTCCTCGGCCGACGCGACGCAGTCCCAGCCGCTGGTCTCGTCGCTGGCCGCTCACGTGCGCCAGGCCTGGCAGGTCGCGCGCGACGCGCGGATGTCCACCATCGACGAGCGCCTGCTGCAAAACCTACGCGCCCGCCGGAGCGAGTACGACCCTGAGCGGCTGCAGGCCATCAACGAGATGGGCGGCTCGGACATGTACGCCGGCGTCACTAGCAACAAGTGCCGCTCGGCGGCCAGCTGGATACGCGACGTTGTCGCCGGCCAAGGCGAGGATCGCCCGTGGGACATCAAGCCCACCGTGCTGCCAGACCTGGCGCCAGACGTGGTCGAGCAGATCATTCAGGCAGCCATCGCACCCATACAGGCGGCGATCGACATGGGCGCGCCCCTATCGCCGTTTCAGATCAAGCAGCTCTTGCAGCAGCTGAAGGACGCCGCGGAGAACAAGCTCCGCGAGGACGCCCAGCAGATGGCGTCACGCATGGCCGACAAGATGGAGGAGCAGCTGCAGCTCGGCGGCTACGGCCGGGCCATCGACGAGTTCATCGACGACATGGTGACGTTCCCATGCGGGATCATCAAGGGGCCGATCGTCCGCAAGAAGGCTGCGCTCAAGTGGGTACAGGTCGGCGGCCAGTTCCAGCCGCAAATCCAGGAGGAGCTGACGATGGAGTGGGAACGGGTCAGCCCGTTCAGCATGTACCCGTCGCCCGGCGCCACCACCATCAACAACGGCTACCTCATCGAGCGACACAAGCTCTCGCGCGAGGACCTCAACGAGCTGATCGGCGTCGACGGCTACGACGATGCGTCCATCCGCATGGTGCTCGACCGCTACGCCGACAACGGGCTACATGAGTGGTTCTCCAACGACGTGGCGCAGGCTGCGGCCGAGGGTAAGAGCACGCTAGCCTTCGCCCAGAACTCAGACGGCCTGATCGACGCCCTGCAGTATTGGGGCTCGATGCCAGGCTCGAAGCTGATCGACTGGGGCATGGACGCCAAGCAGGTGCCAGACGCGACCCAGGAGTATCACGTCGAGGTCTGGCTGATCGGCAACGTCGTGATCAAGGCCGTTCTCAACTACGACCCCCTGCACCGCAAGCCGTACTACAAGGCCTCCTACGAGGAGGTCCCCGGCAACTGGTGGGGCAACGGCGTCGCTGACCTGGTGCGGCCGAGCCAGGTAGTCGCGAACGCCGCGGCGCGGGCCATCGTCAACAACATGAGCATGGCGTCCGGCCCGCAGGTGGCCGTCAACGTCGACATGCTGCCGCCCGGCGAACCCATCTCGACCCTAACACCCTGGAAGGTCTGGCAGGTTAAGAGCGATCCGCTCAACGCCGGCGCCGGGGGCACCCCCATCCACTTCTTCCAGCCCGAGAGCTTCGTCGGCGAGCTGATGCAGGTCTTCGAGAAGTTCAGCGAGATGGCTGACGAATACTCAGGCATCCCCCGCTACATGACCGGAGACTCCAGCGGTGGGGCAGGGCGCACCTCGTCCGGCCTGTCGATGCTGATCAACAACGCCGGCAAGTCGATCAAGCAGGTGATCTCCAACGTCGACATGAACATCACCAAGCCGCTCCTCGAACGGCTCTACATGTACAACATGATGTACTCGTCGGATGCCGACCTGAAGGGTGACGTCAACATCATCGCGGACGGCGCCGGCGCGCTGATGGCCCAAGAGGCTGCCCAGGTCCGCCGCAACGAGTTCCTGGCCGCCACGATGAACCCGGTCGACATGCAGATCATCGGGCTCAAGGGCCGCGCGGCGATCCTGCGCGAGACGGTCAAGACGCTCGACATGGACCCCGACGACATCATCCCGCCACCCGCGGTGTTGGCCGCTCAGCAGCTCGTCATGCCGCCAGGCGGCGGCGGCCCCGGCGGAACCCCCGCGGGCGGTCCCCAGCAAGCCCTGCCGGCCCCAGGCATGCCACCCTCGACCGGCCCCGGCGCCTCGCCCCCAGGCGGTTCCCAGGCCGCGCCCCCCGTGATCAACGGCCAGTCACTGGCGAATGGCGCACCCATCTCCGACCATTTCGCACCGATCGCGAAACCCGGTTGACTATGCTAACGCATCGTGAGAAGTACCTAACACATGCTCTGTAAACCGACCCAAGCCCACATGCAGGCGCTCAGCACACTGAGCCGACTGCCGGAGTGGATGGAGGTTAACAGGCTCCTGCAAGCGGAACTGGATGAGACCGCCGAGCAACTCTTCACCGCAGCCGATGACGCCGCGACGAGGAAGCTTCAAGGTCGAGCCAAACTGCTGCGAGAACTACAGAATTTGGTGGCCACGGCCCCAGACGTACTCGCGAAGATGCGCGGCCAGAAGTAGGCCGCGACCGCACACCGCCATCCCCGGCCCGCCTCGATCATGAGGCCAGAGCCGACGTCGGAGCAGGAGCTATACATGGTAGACCTTCCAGCGCAGTTGCAGCGCCAGATCGAGGAAGTTGAGGCCTTCGACGCTCAGCTAGAGGCAGCTAACGCCGCCCCGCTGGACCCGCCGGCCGAAGACGCTCAGTCCGAACCGCTCGCAGTCGCGCCCATCGCCCCGGCACCCGTCGTGGAACCAGTCGTCGATACCACCGACTGGAAGGCGAAGTACCTAACACTCCAAGGTATGTTCAACGCGGATGTTCCGCGCCTGCATGCCGAGGTGAAGGACCTCAAAGCGCGCAACGTGACCCTCGCCGCCGAGCTGGCGTCGAGACCTGTTGTCGCTCCGCCTGCTCCACTGGCTCCGGTGACGGACCGCGATACTGAGACCTTCGGAGGCGATCTCGTCGACCTGATCCACCGCAAAGCCGCTGAACTCGTGGCGGCCTCGGAGAACAAGTCGGCGGCCGAGATCAAGCGCCTGGAGGCGGAGACTGCGTCGCTCAAGGCGGCGCAAGGTGACACCGCAGCGCAGACCGCCGCGGCTACCCGTCAGAAGTATTGGGGCGAGCTAGCGACGCTGGTGCCCACCTACGAGACGGTGAACGTTGAGCCCGGCTTCATCGGCTGGCTGGCGGAGGTGGACGAGATGTCCGGCCTGACCAGGCAGCAGATGCTGAAGAATGCGTTTGACAACTTCGACGCCAAGCGCACGGCCCTGATGTTCAACACCTGGATCGCCAAGGGCACGCCGCCCGCGGCTCCTGTCGCCCCGCCAGCGAAGACCGAAGCTCAGATGCAGCTCGAACGCCAGACCTCCCCCGCTGGCTCCAAGGCGGTGACCCCCTCTACCCGCGCCGACGACTCCACCCGCATCTGGACGGCCGCCGAGGTCGATCAGTTCTACCGGGCTCAAGGTCGAGGCGAGTTCAAGGGCAACCCCGGAGAAGCCGTGCGGATCGAAGCCAACATCGACCTCGCCCTGTCGGAAGGCCGCATAGCCTAACACGCTAGCGCCCCGGCTCCGGTGAGGACCTCACAACCTCACCGGAGTAAGACCCATGGCCGTCGTTGCCGTACAGACCCCGTTTAACACTTCGCCGGCCGCGTCCGGCACGTTCATCCCCCAGATTTGGTCTGGGAAGCTGAACGCCAAGTTCTATGCCACCACCGTGTTCGGCGAGATTTCGAACACCTCGTACGAGGGTGACATCAAGAACATGGGTGACACCGTCTGGATCAACAACATCCCGTCGATCACCATCAACAACTACACCATCGGCCAGAACCTGAACTATCAGGTCCCGACCCCCTCGGTCGTCGAGCTGCAGATCAGCCTGGCGAAATACTTCGGCGTCAACGTCTCCGACGTCATCGCCTACCAGTCCCAGCCGAAGCTGATGGACATGTTCACCACCGACGCCGCCAAGCAGATGGCCATCGCCATCGACCGCGACGTACTGCTGAACATGGCCGGCCTCGGGACCAACGCCGCTCCGGCCGCCGCCAACCAAGGCGCCACCGCCGGCGTGATCTCGGGCTCGTTCAACCTCGGCACCGCGGCTGCGCCGATTGTGCTGTCCTCGACCAACGTCGTCACCCTGGTGACCGCGCTGGCCTCCGTCCTGGATGAGCAGAACATCCCGGACACGGACCGCTTCCTCGTGATCCACCCCTACATGCGCTACATGCTCATGCAGTCCCCGCTGGCGCAGGCCTACGTGACCGGCGACGACAAGTCGATCCTGCGGAACGGCAAGATCGGGGTAATTGATCGGTTCACGATCTACGTCTCGAACCTGCTGCCGACCCAGTCCGCCGGCTTCAACCTGGCCGGCGTCGCCACCGGCGGCAACCTGCGCGCCACGGCGATCTACGCCGGCTCGAAGACCGCGGTCACCTTCGCTTCGCAGATCGCGAAGGTCGAGGCCCTGCAGAACCCGAACGACTTCGGCTCACTGGTCCGCGGCCTGAACGTCTACGGCTACTCGACCATCCTGCCGCAAGCCCTGGCGATGGCCTACGTCCAGTAGACTTACTAACAGAAATAGCTGTTAGCATGGCGCGGATGTGTGATAGCATCCGCGCCGTAGCTATGTGGAGCGCCCGTGACCGTCCTCGCCTCAGCCATCATCAGCCGGGTACGGACCCAGATGATCGACCTGGGCTTGTCTGGGCCGCTCCGCTGGGGCGACACCGAGCTGCAGCAGTGGATCGCCGACGCCCAGCGCACGATCATCGCCGCCGCCCCCCGCGCGTCGTCCACCGTTGTGACGATCCCCCTGGTGGCCGGCACGCGCCAAACCATCCCGACCAACGGCTACGTGTTCCTGAAGGCCTACCGCAATATGGGGGTCTCGCGTAACACGCCCGGCAACGCGTTGGAGGTCGTCCCACGCGAGCTGATGGATACGCAGTATCCCACCTGGCATACAGCGACCGCGGTCACTAACCCGCCGATCGTCATATTCGATCCGTCCGACCCGACCGCGTTCTATGTCTCACCGCCCTCGGACGGCACCGGCAGCATGGAGATCAACTACAGCCAGGGCGTCGCGGACTTCACCGCCGACACCCAGCCGCTCATAGTGTCAGACATCTACCAGACCCCAGTGTTCGACTACACGATGTTCAGGGCCTGCCAGAAGGACTCTGACTACGCGGCTGGCCAGCAGATCGCCGCCACATACCTGAACGCGTTCCAGGGGTTCCTGAAGGCGGTGATGACTGACGACCTCACCACCGCAACCCAGACCGGCAGGACCTAGATGGCCACCATCACCGGCACCACCATCATCAACAAGGCCGCGACGATCCTGTTCGACGTGAACAACGTCAAGTGGTCACGGCTGGAGCTTCTCGGCTGGCTAAACGACGCCCAGCGCGCCGTGGTCGCCATGCGGCCGGAAGCGGCGAGCACCAGGGCCACCATGCAGATGGTCGCCGGCCCACGGCAGAACGTGCCTACGGCCGGCTGGATGCTGCTCGACGTGATATGCAACATGGGCACGAACGGCCTGGTGCGCGGCACCGCCGTCAAGCGGGTCGACGGCCGCATCTTCGACGAGACCAACCCCAGCTGGCAGGACGCCACGCCGGTCACGGCGGTCACTACGGCGATGTACAACGTCCGCGATCAGACCGCGTTCGACGTCTACCCGCCTTCAGATGGGACCGGATACCTTGAGGTGCTCTACTCGCTCGACCCTGTCGACCTGGCGGTTGAGGGGTCGGTGATCGGCGTGATGGACATGTATAGCCCGGCGATGCTGGACTACATGATGTTCAGAGCCAAGAGTAAGTCGGCGCCCTACAACGGCCCAGACGCCGCCCAGCAAGCCCAGTCCTACTTTCAATCCTTCGTCATGTTCGTCACCGGCGACGCCACCGTGATCGGCCGCCTGGCGTCCGGCATGGGCGCGCTGCTCAACGCCGGGCCGCAACTGCAGGGCTCGGTGGGAGATACCTGATGGGCACGATCACCGGCACCGCCGTCATCAACAAAGTCCAGGCGATCCTGTTCGACACGGACGGCGTCAAGTGGTCCCGCCAGGAGCTTCTCGGCTGGCTAAACGACGCCCAGCGCGAGATCGCAGTGATCACGCCATGGGCAAGCAACGTCGAGGTTGCCATCCAGATGGCGGCCGGCACCAAGCAGGCGATCCCTGCCGATGGCTGGACCCTCATCGACTGCCATCGCAACGTCAACGCGGACGGTGTCACGCCCGGCAAGGCTGTGCGGCTGGTCGAGCGCAAGCTGCTGGACCAGTTCAACCCCAACTGGCACACCGCGACGCCGGTGACCGCGGTGCAGAACTTCATCACCGACGCCTTCGACAAGCTAGGCTTCTGGGTGAACCCGCCCTCGGATGGCACCGGCTTCCTCTGGATCAGCTACTCCAAGAGCCCACCCGATCTGGTGACGGAGGCCTCGACCATATCGCTCGGCGACATCTTCGAGCCACCCATCGTGAATTACATCATCTACCGGACGTGCCTGAAGAACTCGCCGTACTCGCTCGGCGTCGACAAGGCCGCTGCCTACTACACAGCGTTCACGGACGGCCTCAATGCCAAGACCGCCGGCGAGAAGCTGATCGACCCT